TATTACCACCACCCTGTTTTTCATTCATAGAAACTGATGCAGATGTCGCAAGTACCTGATTTGAATTATCTGGTGTTGCAGATGATGCTATGAATGGAGTAGAAGAATTAGAAGATACACTGGAAGTATCTCCCATATCAACAATAGTGCTGGATTTTTTGCTGGAACTATTACTATTGATATATGTTCCACCATCTCCACCTGCCTTAAGATTATCTATTTGTTTTTGATATCCTGCTTTAGCTTCTGGAGAGGCAGCTCTCCTTTGAAGGAACTTTAGTTCCTTAATCTTTGTATCTTTAGTTTTTTCTATAAACTCTTTACTTGGTCCTTCACCCATCTTAACAGTTTCTTTTATTTTACTAGCACTAGTGTTTTTTTCAATAACCTTCTTCAATGCATCAGCTTTAGGGTCATTCTCAGTTTTAGACTCTCCACCAAATGCAGTCTCTGTTAATCCACCACCGTCACTAGTTTCAGCAACATCTTTCTTACCACCAAATAAACCACCAAACCATCCACCACCATTTTCTTTATTAGCACCAGTTGCACTATCAGCAATACCACCACCTAGAGTTGCTCCACCAAAACCACCAAGTAATCCACCAAGGATACCACCAATAGCAGCACCAGGTACTGCACCAACTCCACCAAACAAAGCACCAATAGCAGCACCAGCAGCTGCACCACCCTTTGCTCCAAGTGCAGCACCACCAAGACCACCAGCAACAGATCCACCAGTACCTATACCTGCTTGTAAATTAGTCTGACCTTCTGATTTTCTACCAGCAAACTCCATGCCAGCAAATAGTGTATTAACAACGGCATTTCCTTTGCCGAAGTTCATCAAACCTTTAGGTGGTTTGAATCCTTTCGGTAATGACAATCCTTTCGGTAATGACAATCCCTTTGGCATTTGGGGCAGTTTAAGACCTTTAGGTTTAAAGTTTGGTAATTTGGGAAGTTTTAAACCTTTAAAACCTTTATTAGGTTTAATATTTTTAACATTTGACGTAACATTAGGTCTATTAAATCTCTTGAATGGATTTTTAAATTTCCTTAATGGATTTTTAGAGTTTCTAATTCTATTTCCAGTTATATTAGGACGGCGACGAAGATTCATTAAGTCCAAACCAGTACCTAAGAGATCTAATCCACCACCAAGTAGTCCAGGTCCACCACCTTGAGATTTCTTTTTCAAGTCTGATGATGATAAGAAACCAGATAAATTACTTCCTCCCTCTAATGATTTTTCTTCTTGTCTTGCTAATTGACGATTTAAAAGAGTTTCTTGTGCTTGTATGGAGTTTTGGGATAGATTAGTATCATTCTTTATCTGATCTCCAGTAACTTCTATTAAATCAACAATTGCTGCTGTATTCCTATTCATTGCAGCAACGATCTCTGCACCAGAGTCAGAAGATCGCATATCACGCTGTTTCTTGAAATCAGAAATTCTCTGTTCTTTTGTTAGATATTCCCCAGAATCACCAACACCACTAGTTGCTTTTAAGAAGAAATTATCAGCACTTAATGGTCCACCACCAGAAATATTCTGGAAAGTACCACCCTTTTTAGACCTTGCTACACCAGGATCTGTTGTATTATTGTATTGTTGTTCTTTATCATCAATGTTAGTAGGATTCTTACCTACTACAATCCTTTTTTCATTTAATTTAGTAAGACCACCTTTACCACCACCCAAAAGAGGTCTATTTGTGGATCCTGTTAATAGACCACCACCACCAGCAGTATCATGTCCATGCGTTACATCTACCCTACCCTTACCTAACCCTCTATAAGTAGTATCTCTCGTCTTATTAAATAAATCACCAAATTTCTTTTGGAAGTTATTCCATAATTTCTCTCCTTCCTTCTGAATCTTTTTCTCAAGCTTCTTCTGCAGCCAATTGGCCAAAGGACTTTCGCCGCTTACTGGGTCATAGGATAGAAAACCGTGTGCCATTACTGTTTTGCTGCTTTTTCTTGTTCTTGTTTTACCTGTTCTAGGTATTGCATGAGAAGACTAGTATAAACTTGTCTCTCCCATGGCATCATATTCTCAATTTCACTCAAATTGTATTTATGGTGCTGCATCAAGGCAAAATTTGTTTTATAGTACCCTTCCATTGTCATATGGAAGAGTGCTATCCGAAAAAATTGGTTAAACCCTGAATTCGGAAAGTATTATCAACACCTGTTTCTGGATTTTTAATAACAAATTCATGTTTCAGAACAGGAGAATCATCAAAGAATTTTCGTACATTCTCAAATTGCTTATTTGTCAATCCATCTAAGAATTGAACAAATTCTTTCTTAGAAGTAGTAGATGAGTCATATACCTCTTCACCATCATATATCTGATCAATACAAGATGCCATAATAGAGATTATATCGTCATTTGTCTGTTCTTTACCAATAACCGAAACTTTAACAAATGCGTCAAATGATGGATATTTCATTATAATACCCATAGTGTCAGAAAGCATAATTTTGTTAGTATGCCCTTCTGGCTTGGTTACCTTAACATCTGTCAAATCAAGATTATACTTAACTTGAGTTTTTCCGTCATCTTCACATGTTAAGATCATTTCCACAACTTCGCCAACTGACACAGCACGAATATTGAGGAAAATGTACTCTAAGTCGAATATTGCTAAATCTTCAAGTTTTATACGAGATTGAATACAATTCTTTAATAGTATTCTAGTAGCATCTTCAATCTGCTTATCATCCTTAGATTCAAGTGCTAACAGTAGTAATTTTTCTTCTTTTACGACAAATGGTCTATATTTAAGTTTCTTGCCATTTGACGGAATTTCCAACTCATAAGTTGGTAGTGCAACCTTTGGTAACGCCATAATCTCTAGATCAGTTCATATTTATATTTAGCTCGACTTTTTGAAGCAAAAATATGCTGAGTATTTTTTTCGGGTTTTATGGAATTGAAAAGTTGAATTTGCTGACTATATACCCATTTTCATACCCATCATGGTAATGTCATTCTTTATCGTGTAGTGTCTCATGTAAGAAAACTGTGCTGTTACCTGGGTGAGCTGACTTGAGCCGAACTGTAAGGGTACAGCATCGATAGCATATGGATATGCTTTCTCTATAACATATGTTATGGGTGCTCTTTCTATAGGTGAATTGCCACCACTCTCAGTCTTACTAATCAATATAGTAGATGCATACTCATCACGATATTTTAATCTAACTGTTCTATTCTCTGGTCTAAGTGAAGTTGTAGACAATGACTGTATCTCTCTTAATGTCTTTCTATTCACATTTGATCCTTCCTCATTAAAAATGAAATCTAACCAATCTTGTAAAAATTTCAATGAACTCATATTTGCATCACATAAGAATCCTAGTTGAAACTCTGTAAAGATTCTACTATGTGGGTACTTAACCTGACCACTACCAACGTAAGATCCATTAATCTCACCTTGAGCTGTGTTTGTGTTTGGTAATTGTGCTTCATTACAGAACATCTCAAAGTAATCCGCACCTGTACCTGGTGGTTCAACTGGTGGATTCGTAAACTTCACAACAAAATTATTGCTGAACGACATTCCACCGTTCGCTGACATTGTTGTTAACAGACGATCTATCGACACACTAAATACCTATGTTGGTCAATTTATATTTATGGCATATTCTGGGATTTATAAACCTATCAATCCCAAAAAGTATCGTGGAAATCCAACTAGAGTTATCTACAGATCACTATGGGAACGCAAGTTCATGGTGTTTTGTGATAACAATCCTTCAATAATGGAGTGGGGGAGCGAAGAGGTAATCATACCCTATCGTGCTCCCGATGGTAAAGTGAGACGATACTATCCAGACTTTTACATAAAGGTTCGTGAAAAGACTGGCGGTGTTGCCAAATATATTATTGAGATCAAACCAAAAAAACAAACTAAACCACCGAATGATAAAAATAAAAGAACTGCCTCATATAGAAATGCTGCTTTAACATACGCAAAAAACAAGACTAAGTGGTCAGCGGCACGTGAGTATTGTGAAGACAGGCAGATGAACTTCTTAATACTAACCGAAGATCACCTAGGAGTATGACAAATGGCAACTGGATTTGGCGCAGTTCAGCGTACCTCTGTAAACACACAACCAGGATATAAAACACTGTTTGAGAGAGTAAACGAACAAACAAAAGGAGAGAAGAAATCACTCTCTTGGTATAGATCTGCTGTAAAAGCAGAAGCTAGTAGATACAAAAAGAATTTTAAAAAATATATACGAGACGAAAGAGCAGACGATGCAGGTGTTGCTGTAGAACAAGATGCAAATGAGTTGAGAAAAACTACTGCTGTAGGACACCTGTATATGTTTGAGTATAAGGCAAAGATGAGATGGTTGCCTTACTATGATAGATTCCCTTTAGTCTATGTGATTAAGTCTGTTAACAAGAGTGAATTCTGGGGTGCAAACTTACATTATCTCTCTCCAAAGAAGAGATTACTTGCAACAAAGAAACTAATGCAAGGTAGAATTGACTTACCTAAGAAGTGTTTCCATAAATATCTAACAGCACACGTAGAAGGTCTATATCTTGATCTTGCTGCTGCTGAATGGGACACTGCCATTCTTCTACCAACAGCAGACTTTGTAAAAGACCACAACAGAACGATGTTCCCTATCAAACAAGAAATGGTATGGGAAGATACAGATGAAGTTTTCTACGATAAAATCAAAGGTTCCAGAAGAATCAAGGGATATGGGACTAAAAAATCCACGGAGATGGCAAAGTAAATGAAGCATAACAAGAAGAATGGAAAACCATTGTCACTAGGAACTAAGCCTGGACAAACTGTTCAGACTTCTAGGTATGCTAATGGCCGAAAAAGTGGACAAGGTGGTACAGGTATGAGAGATACTTACTTTAAGTGGGATGGTAAGGCTTGGAATGAGATTGAGAAAACAGAATTTGTAGATAGTAAAGGTGGATCAACAGCATTTGCACAGTTAGCAGAACCTACATTAGCAAGTACCACTGGTGCAAAACGTTACCCAAGAGATATAGCACAAGCACCTAATGCTGACTATGTTATGTTTGAAATGTACCAGTACCAACCTCCGTTCCAGAATATAAACAAGGGTGATACTAAAGATAAGAGTAACCCAGTTGCAGTATATAATGAAAGTGCAACTAGAGCAGACTTCTATAAGAAAACAACTGAAGATCCTGTCATCCTATACATGCCAGAAGATATCTCTACTGGATACAAAGCAAACTGGAGTGGTAAATCATTCAGTAACATTGGTAGGGATGCACTATCTACAGTAGGGTCAGGTGATGGTGGACAAGTAGTACAAAATACTTTAAACACTATGGGTGATGCATTCTCTCAATTAATTCCTAACACAGGAAACAAAATAGTTAGAGAAGTTATATCAAAGATTACAGGTGAAGGTGTAAGTCAGAATGATGTCTTTGGTACAACTCGTGGTGTTATTCTTAACCCTAACGTTGAACTACTATTCAGTGGAACTGATCTAAGAAACTTTCAGTTAAATTACAAGTTGATACCAAGAAATAGTGGTGAAGCAGAAGATATTAAAGAGATACTAAAGATCTTTAAACGTTCAATGCTACCTAGATTTTCTGATGGTACTGAAATGAACTCAACAAATATAGGTCCAGGTTCCAGAAGAAATGCTTCAAACAACTTCATTAAAGTACCTAACGTTTGTAAAGTATCATTCATGCGTGGTGGTGGATTAAATAGAGATGTACCACAATATAAAATGTGTGCTGTTACTCAGGTTGATATAAACTTCACACCTGATGGAACCTATGCTACATATGATGATGGTACTATGGTAGCATATCAACTAGGATTAAACTTCCAAGAAACCAAACTCATATTCGCAGAAGAGGTAGACAACTACTGATGTACTTTTCACTAATTCCAAACATCGAATACGATGAGAAACCAATAAGTTATCCTTTCTCTGAATCTGATTTTGTAACTGCAAAGAATTTCTTTCGTAGATATAAAATCAATGAGGATGTATTCTCCTATGCAGTGTTCTTTAATAAGTATGTTATTAAAGATGGTGACCGTCCTGATGTAGTTGCAGACAAAGTATATGGTAATCCATTTTATGATTGGGTTATATTACTAACAAATAATATGGTCAACTCTACTTACGATTGGCCAATGACAAATGCAGAACTTAATAAAGTATTAGAGTCAGAGTTTGATGATCCATTAGGAACTATCACATACTATGAAACATATGATGTTGGTCACTACACTCCTGGTATGCATGTAGATGAGACTTTCTACAACAGAACTCATAAGTTAAACATAGATGGTACTATGACAATAAAAAATGGCAACGAG